TTTGGCCGAATATCCCAACTCTCACTTTAGGCTAGGCGCTTTTTTATTGCGTAGAAGGCCGCCTTTCCTAACAGATTGGCGGTTTTTTTATACCTGCTGTATAATTAAGCAATCTGTTAACTAAGAGTCTCTAGCATGACACCAAGACAATGTATATTCTTACCACGCATAGAAAGCGGTGGAGAATCGAGAGAGGTCGAGAAATCATCCTTTCGGGTATTGGAACCGCATCACAAGCGATAGCTATTGCTAGACGTTACGGTGTAGTATTGTCACAAGTTAAAGAATCTAACTATTTGAGAGTAGCATAATGCCAACAGGTCAAGACGGTGACAAAAAGCCACCTCCAGCAAGCGGCGATTCGGCTAATACTGATGTTTGCAATGTTTGCAATTTGTGCGGTCAAGCGCTGCCAGCAAGCAAAAAGGCTGAATATGTAGAATACAACCGCAGAATCACGGATAAAAAGTGATGTTCGACGGTTTGTGCATTCTAGCTGCTTTGTATCTTTACACAAGAGTTTGGAATGATGACAAAAGCACTGCGTTTACAATGTTGTGCTTTTTTGTCGTTTCCGATGTCGCATATCATTATTTATTCAAAGAATTCAGGGCTGAGAATAACTGGGCTATCTATTGGATTTATAACGTTATCAATTTAGGCGTCATGTGGAATCTTAAGAAAAGTGGCGCACACCTCATAGCATTAGCGCTAATTTCAATAAACGTTTTGTTAAATATTGTTGTATCGTTCTATTTCATAAGTAATTCAATAGGTTATTCAGTGTATAATATTTACCCATATCTTGCTGGAATCATAATGATTCTTTGTTTACTTTACATGTGGGGGCTGGGTCATGGAGCTAGACGCATTGACAGTCACAATTATCATTCAGGCGTTATCGGTGCTCTTTTTCGGCGTTGCGATCGGATGGGTAAGCAGGGGTTACTATGAAAACAGAAAGTACGAGAAGCGCAGACACAGAAGAGATATTGAGCGGCTTCGCAGCATTGCTAACCCAGCATCAAGAAGCGAGCGAGAAAAGACAGGAGAAGTCAGATAAAAAGCTAGACAAGCTAGTGGAAACAGTCACGGAGTTAACTCAATCACACATTGAAACACGAAAAGACCGCGAACATGACATAGCCCGCATGGAGAGACTTGATCAAAACCAAAAAGAACAAGGCAAAGAGTTGTCCGGCATGGCTGGCGACTTAATATTAATAAAAGAGCGTCAAGCAAACACCAAAACAAGCTTCGACAGAATCACCGGAATAAGTAATTCAGTTATACTGATGGCTATACTCGCATGGCTGGGTTTGAAATGACATTAGGCGAAAAACAAAGAAAGTTCACACTTATGATCAGCGATTTAATTTGCTGGGCTTACAACCACGGTTATGAATTGACCTTTGGAGATGCTTACAGAGATAGACGATTGCACGGCAATATTGGCGAAAAGAAAGCTTACGGCCACAAAAACAGCAATCATAAACAACGTTTAGCTGTTGATTTTAATCTATTTAAAGATGGTGAATATCTAACCTCAACAGAATCGCACAAACCTCTTGGCGAATACTGGGAGTCTATCGGTGGCTGTTGGGGCGGAAGGTTTAACGATGGCAATCACTATAGTCTTGAGCATAACGGGTATAAATAAGAGGTGGTAATATGAACACAGAAAGAACAATTGAGGGTGGCGGCGATGGTATTTGTAATGAAGGTGCAGCAATTGGCCTGTCTGACGGGTACGATCCTGTATAGATAGAAGGTGTTGATATATGAGCTACATGAACAACTTAATGTTTCCAATGAGGCCGCCGACACAAGGAAATAAACATCATGCGAATAGATCACGCAAGCTTTTTAAGAGGCACACCCCAAGAGGTAAAGCATTCAGAAGGCAGTTAATAGTCTACGGCAAAGGCTTAATAAGTGTTCTTGATAAGCAGATGGAAGAAATGGAATCTAGACTCAAAACAAGAGGCTAAACTAATGAAAAACACAATAAAAGGTGCAGCAAAAAGTAAATCTATATGGCTAGCGGGTGCAGTTGCTTTGCTCCCTCAAGTAATTGATTTGCTACCCAATCTTAAAATTTTCCTTGGTGAACATTACGGTCTAGCTTTCTTCTGCCTATCGCTATTAATGGGTTATATTAGATATAAAACCACTACAGCGTTAGAGGATAAGTGATGCACCACAAAAGAAAAAGACACTCAAATAGGCGCGCTGGCTGTGCCATGTGCAAGCCTCAAAAGAAAGGTAAAGGAGCTAATCCAGATACCAAGGTGTGGAATAATGGGTTTGGAAAGATAAAATCCTTAATAAACGCAAAAGCGGATATGAGAGATGTTTAGCCCTAAAAATAAAGAGTGCTTTAAGTTGTTCTACACTGATGAGGAAATCGAGGGTATGCCTACTGTTTTTTGGCTTAGATATAGAGCTGAAAGATTTTGGTATAACTTGTCAGAGTGGTTTCTTTTAATGAGAGAATCAGACGAGCGGTGGATGAAAAATAATGATTAGCGCTATAGGGGCAAAGATTAAATTAGCTATGCTGGCAGTTATTGGTGTCCTTGTCTTAATGTTAAGGGGTGAGAAATCAAGGCGTAAAGTCGCAGAATTTGAAGCCTCCACAGAAAAAGGCAATAGAGAGCTTCTTGAGAAAGAAAAAGCTGTAAATCAGAAAATAGACCAAGACCGAAAGGTATGGGATGAGGAGCGATCTGAAAAACATACAGCCGAAATAGTTGAACTGGAGAAACTAAAAAATGAAGATGATGATTCTGCTGTTGTCGATTCTATGCTCAGCATGTACGACAAAGACAGTAACAAAGATAAAGCTAATTGATATACCTCCCAAGTACCTTGTTGGCTGTGAAAACCCAAACTTTGAAACATCCAAACAAGCTATTGATGCGGCTAAAAATGGCGACTACAAACAGTTTTCTATCGATCAAGCCGTACACAGCAAGAAGCAAGAGAAAGAAATCACAAGGTGCGATAAAAACATCCAGGATTTAATAAAGTACCAAGAGGAACTAAAGAGCCATGACGATGATTAACGTACAATTGGAAGAAGGCGGCCCAATCACTCAAATGGAAAAATCCAAGTTAAAGGAAGTTAAATCAATTGATGCAACAGGCGATAATAGCGCCCACATAACTGAATATTGGCTAAATGATAGATGCGTCCACCGGTCTGTTAATGTACACCTAAAAAAGATATAATAGGTCTTATTTGATTCAGGATAACAGAAATGGCCAACACTCAAGAACTTTGCAACAGCTTCAAGACAGACAATATGGCTGGCAATATAGCGCTAGGCACCGATACATTGAATGCCGCCCTTTATCTTGCGACAGCGACGATCAATAAAAGCACAACAGTCTACAGCGCAACAGGTGAAGTTACAGGAACTAACTATGTGGCAGGTGGCGTAGCGGTAACAACTGCAAACCCTCCAGCCTTAGATGGTGATACAGCCCATTTCACCCCAAGCGCTTCAATTGTTTACTCTAACGTAACCCTTTCGACCGCTTTTGATGCTGTCTTGCTTTATAGAGCTACAGGCCTTAACGCGGTTTCAGTGCACACATTCTCAAGCCAAACAGTTACAGCGGGCGACTTTACCCTAACCATGCCTACTGATGACGGCACAACAGGCCTAATTCGATTAACATAGGTCGGAGCTATGACTCATGACCTTAACAATCGGAAAGACTAGCTTTGACTGGGCGCCCAACACCATAGACGACACTATAAGCTCGTTTGATAGCCCCGAGTCCCCTAATTGGCGCGTATCAAACCTTGTCGCCGGAACTAAGGTAAATCTCGGTACTGGCACAAACACGTCCGATGTAGGATATAACCCTTTCACCAAAAGATTTGGATTCATTCGTAACAACTTTGGCACTGTCACTGAAATAAGTGAATCGGACATTGTTAATAGCGTAGCCTCCCCCACCTTAATTAGAACCGTTACTATTTTAGGTTTGGGTGGTTTGAATGATACCGAGGGTCTTACCGATGTTTATCAGAATTTAACGGAAGGTGGGTACGAGTTTTGGTTTTGTATCGAGAATGGTGGAAGAAACTGGATCTATAACGCCCCCTTCACTGAAGATGACATGTTCAGCACTTCTAATGTTAACGTTACTCAAAGACAAGAGTTAATTGTTGCAAAAAATTCAGCTGGAACTAATGACGGCTTAGAAGGGGTAGGATTTCATCTGACCAATCAGCAATTATTAGCATGCCAGGAAGGTGCTGTGGATGTTAGAAGGCTATTCTTAATGAATAGGCCTACCAATAGAGATACAGATTACAGTTATTCAAACACCGGAACCCATACAGGCGCAGATAATGCTGCAACGCTAACTGACTCAACCCAAGACTGGGAAGTGAATCACTGGACCGGTGAGAACATCGACAATGTTACCGACGGCTCATCAAATAGCAGCGTTACATCGAACACAGCAACAACCATCACGGCTACTTTATCAGGCGGCACAGATAACGACTGGGACACAGGTGATGAGTACTTAGTGGGCGATGGTAATTTAGTGGTAACAGAGCCTTTTGATGCTGACGCAGTAATCCCGTCTGGAGAGTTAGCAAGTTGTATATTTCACCCACCTACAGGTCATATGCTGCTGTTATCAAGCTCTGGAACATCTGTCTATCAATACACCTTCGACGGAACTCTAATCGACACCTTAGATATATCAGGGCAATCGTTTGGAAACGCAGAAGGTTTATGCATGCATGGTGACAACCTGGTAATTATGGGGGAGGTGGACGAATGCGTTTATTACACCTATACACCATAGATGGCTGATTATTTAGGCTCAGCAGTAGCTGCGGACGGAGATAGTTATACGGTTGATACTGGTGCTGATTTTTTAGTCTGGATACCTTACGGCTACAGAAGTGGCACAACAACAGCTAGCGGGCAAGATTTTGGAGGCGCTGCGCTAACAGAGGTTCAAGATAATACTATCGACTTGGCTGGTCTTGGTGATCCAACAATAAACCTATCTTACAAGGTCGCACCCGTTCTTACTGCGCAAACTCTTAGTCTAACTTGGTCTGGTGCTTTAACTAATGAGAATGGTTATGGGATTTCTCTTGAGGATGTTGACCAAATAAACCCAATACCAGTAGTCAATGGCGAAGATTCTGGAACCTACACAACAGACAACTCGCCATCGCTAACTTATGACGCGCCCGCAGGTGCCACAGTGCTCTACTATAAGTTTCACTGTACAAACGGCGCTAGCACAATAGGAACTCCTACAGGGTTTACTTTAGTAGCCAATGACATTCTACTAACTACTCCGGCATATAGACAGGTATCAATCTTTAGAAAAAAGGTAACGGTTCTCGAGACCGGTGAAACTATAACAGCTACAACCTCTGGAAGCTCACCAATAGGTGGTTGTCATGGGTTTGTTGTAATTCAATCACCCGTAGTATTGCCAGGGGTTAATATAGCTACCGTTGGCGGCGATGACGTTGTAGAGATAGGTGAGAACAATGTAATTATCGCTGGCACAGGATTTGAGGCAGTTCAAGGGACTGGCGATATAACAATTAGCCCATCTGATAATGTGGCAGACCCTTTAGCGGTAACTATATCAACAGTTGATTCATGGGCTGACACCAGTATTCAATTCGATATATCCTCAGCTATAAGCCTCTTGTATGGGGATGTTTACTTTTTTGTCACAAATGACAGCGCAGAGGTTAACGCTAGCGGGCATTTAGTCTCACTAACCACACCAGCTGGAAGGCAGTATTTGACCATAAGAGAGCAAAACGATTTAGGTGTTCTCTTAGATACGACCGGAATAGAGTTAGACGCTGACCAGCTAGAATGGCAAACCCTATCTAATGGCGGTGGAACAGTTTATATAGGCCCATCAGGCACGGTTTATATTTACAATTATGCTGGAGCGGTGCCGGCAACTGAAGAAATTTATATAAGGCTTGGAGATGATACTGATAAAACGTGGTCAGCAGACGCGCTAGAAACAATCACCATAGGATCGCTCTCTGCTACGCTATCAGGCGTTTCAGGTGTTTATGTAGCTGGAAATCTATCAGTAGAGACAAATATTGCATTAACTGGAAATTCTGGAGCGTACGCAGTAGGCAGCGTGACTGCATCCACAGCTATCGATATAGAGCTAACAGGAAATACAGGAGCCTACAGTGTTGGAAGTGTCGATAACCAAACACAAATCAACCTAACGGGCGTAACTGGAGCATATTCAGTAGGCAGCCTAGATAATCAAACTGATATATCAATTACTGGTAATACAGGCTCTTATGCTGTCGGAAACGTTGTACCTGTAGGTGATGTTACTATCCCATTAACTGGCAGCTCTGGAACTTACTCGGTAGGTAATTTATCACCAGAAGGCGATCAAACATTAACCATAACTGGTAACGCCGGAACCTATCAAGTAGGCAATGTAACCGCATCAACAGCAATTAGCACACCAATAACCGGAGTAACTGCGTCTTATTCGGTTGGGAATCTAGAAAATGCCACACAAACTAAATTAACAGGCGCTTCAGGCTCTTATGATGTAGGCAGTCTAGGCGTTGCCGGACCAGTCACTACATTCATAACCGGTGTAAGTGGAAGCTTCTCAGTAGGCTCTATGGGCGTAATAAACCAAATAGACCAAACAACCAGAAACAACGCAAGAACAAGTTTTGGAGCAAGACAGAATAGAGAATCAAGTTCAGGCGCAAGAGCTAACAGAACAAGCAGCTCACAAGTGCGACCAAACAGAATCAGCAGATAATGCTATAATTAACCCGACAACAGCAAAGAAAGAGAGATAAAGATAGTGAACACTAACCTGACAGACAAGCAAAGACGCTTTGTAGAATTCTATTGTGGCGAATGCAAATTTAACGCAACTCAAGCAGCTATTAAAGCTGGGTACAGTAAAGCATCTGCGGATGTGATTGGATGTGAGAACTTAGTAAAACCTAGTATACAAAAAGCAATACAAGCTTTTATGGATAAAGTAACAGATGAGGCTCTAGTTACGACAGAATGGATAGTAGAAAGGCTTAAACTTGAATCAGAGAGGGATGACGAAGGGTCAAGTCATTCGGCTCGCATAAGCGCTCTTGGGAAGCTTGGTGACTATACCGGCGGATTTGATAAGAATAAGAATCATACTGTTCACTCTGGCTCTGTAGGATTTAAAGATATCACCCAAATGACAGATGAAGAGCTCGAAAACGAACTTAATCAGTAGTATTACCCCCTAAGTTTGGCCTCTTTGGAGGTCTTTTTTATGCCCGAAACATTAAATATAATGAATAATTCATTAAATACCTTGATTGTGATGAATAGTTCGGTATAATAGCTCTTATATTAGTGAAGGAGGGTTTTGATATGTGGAAAATGTACTTACGGAGGTTTCTTCTTGTTTTGTTTATTGCCTCGGTTTTTGGCTGGTTTGCTTTGCTTGCTAGCTTAACTATATGGGTAGTAAACCCTTACTGTAGGCCTTTTGAATGGCTAACCGAGTCATGGGGCAATAAAGATTGAGCGCATCACAAACAGCCAGACTTATGGGCGCATCATCTATCAAAGATATAGCCTCATACTATGGTAAACACCCAGATACGATTCAAAACTATTACAAGAATAACCGTGAGCTATTTAATGCCATGGTTAAATATTATGTTGAGAATAAGGAGGCTGAATTATGATTAAAAATACGGCAATAGTGTTCCTACTGACCTGGGTGGTTGTTTACCTAATGCTGTGTGTCAGCTATATAGGAATTCTCAACCCCATCCAGTGGATAATTGACTTTCCTTCATACGGCGAGGTCAATAGGAATTTAATTGTGTTTCTTGCGCTTCCTCTTTGGCTAAGTTTCTGTGTGCTTTTTTCGCCATTGGTAGATGATTTCTTAAGGGGAAAATAATTATGAAAAAGGTTTACTTAGTAATGCGAGAGGTTGACTACGAAGGCTCAGAAGTTACGCATATTTTTTCAACAGAGATCGCCGCCAATATAAAGTGTGAAAAGTTGGCAAAAGATGAACAGTGGATCGATACCAGATTTAGCGTAGAAGAATGGGAGGTTGAATGATTAAGTTAATATATAAATTTCTAGCGAATGCCCTTGATAAAAGATCAAGCAGAATGAGTGGCGAGGAGTTTATTCGGTCGCTGGATGGGTCTCATGTGTCGCATTTTGTTATAGCTAGAGCTGAGCAGCTTGACTATCACTATATTGGTAGCAAGTTCACATATGCCAATCTTAGGCAATTTGAAGGGGGCTATTCTAATTTTGGCTCTGAAGGTATTGATTTTGATGGTATTGCTGATATCAACTATCTTAGAGATGAGAAGATTTTTATTATTGGAGAGCCGGAAGAGTTTATGTTGTATGAAAAGGCTGGGAGTGCCAACAATGACTAAAAAAATTAACTGGAAATCAAGAGCGGCTGAGATATACCATATATCATTATCTGAAGCTGAAGGGCTAAAAGAGTCTGGAAATACCAAAGACGCACCACTAGCATTCATGAAGATAGGTGCAGCTATGGCACTACAAGACTTGCTGCTTGAGTATGGTGTGGATGTCGAGCAAGAAAAGAAATCTAAGATACTACTGCTGTCATGAGTGAGTTCAAGTTAAATGATAAGGTTTGGGTTATTCGAAACAATGAAGTATCGGAGGCTGTTGTTTGCGGAGTTACTGATGAGCTAGTTGCTGAAGGTGGGCTGGTTAGGGAATGCTCTTATTACTTTGTGGCAGATTCTGACTTTTTTGTAGATATTCGAGAGCGTATGAAGTTAGAGCAGTATTTAGTTTTTAGGACTAAAGAGGCTTTAATAAAAAGCTTGTTAGATGAATAAAAAGGAGAAGCATATGCCAACTATAAACGGTAAATATTACACAGAAAGAGAAGTTAGAGAGATTAAGCGGGAGTTGGACTCTGACGAGTTTGAGAAATTCCTAGTTAGTGGAGTTGTCGGGGCTGTTACTGGTTCGTCTATTATTGGAGGGCTTGTCGGTGGCAGTTTTATTGGAGGGCTTCTTGGGGATGTTTTAGAGGGCGATGATGATAGTTGGCTTTAGATGAATCGTAAAGAGCTAGAAAGAAAAGTCCTAATCAAAAGAGAGCTAGAGAGGCGCAAAAAGGCTAATCTAGCTTTTGATCAATATAATCAGTTTTACGACTGGCAAAAAGACTTCTGCGCAGCTACCGCTGATTACTTCGAATCATGTCTTTGTGCAGCTAATCAAATCGGTAAGACGTTCACCGGCACCACAATTGACTCATTCCATCTTACCGGCGACTACCCAGAAGGCTATCAAGGGCATAAGTTTGACTTCGCCCCTTTATGCTGGGGTCTTGGTTATTCTATGGAAAAGTGTCGCGACCTACTGCAAAAAGCTTTGTTCGGTGATTATGTTGGCAAAGAATTTACCGGCGGGTTAGTCCCTAAAGATAAGATAGTAAGCTGGGAGTCCGCCACCGGCACGCCTAATGCAATGAGAACAGTTAGAGTTAGACATAAGACTGGCGGAACATCGGTTATTCAGTTCTGGTCGTACACTCAAGGCCAGCATGCCATTATGGGAGATGTTGTTGATTGGTTCCATGTGGATGAAGAGCCGAGAGACCAAACAATCAGACCTCAAGTTCTAACCAGGACTATTAATGGTGACAAGGGTAAAGGTGGTAGAGGGATATATACCTTTACTCCTGAGAATGGCCGAACAGAGCTAGTCATTAAGTTTATGGACGACCCAAGCAAAGACCAGTTCTTTATGCAGAAAGGTTGGATTGATGCGCCTCATATAACAGAAGAGAAGCGGGAAAGGATGCTCGAACAGTATCCGGCTCATCAGCGAGATATGAGAACAAAAGGCATTCCAATGCTAGGTCATGGTCGAATCTATGACTTGTCCGAAGAGTTTATTAAGTGTGACCCATTTGAAATCCCTAGCCACTGGTTTGTTATTGGGGGGATGGATTTTGGTTGGGATCATCCTCAATCTCAAGTTAAATTGGTTGAAGACAGGGATACTGGAACGTTTTACTTAACTCACTGCTGGAAAGCCTCTAAAGTGTCTGCTAATGACGCTTGGGGCGCTGTTAAATCATGGCAATCTAATATCCCTGTAGCTTGGCCTCATGACGGACTGCAAAACGAGAAGGGTCGAGATGACGCTGTGCAACAGAAGGTTCATTATCAAAATGCTGGATTTAGAATGACCTCGGAACATGCTACTCACCCACCAATCAACAAGGCTGGAAAGATCCACACAGGAGGAAATAGTGTCGAGCATGGGCTTTACGAAATAAGAGATTTGATGTGTAAAGGTAAATTTAAAGTGTTTAGTGGATGCCTAGAGTTTTTTAACGAGTTCAATCAATACCATAGAGATGACAAAGGTAAAATTGTAAAAGTAATGGATGACATCTTGGACGGAGTGCGCTATGCCTATATGATGCGTCGATATTCTGTTAGAATTGGTGATATAATGGCACCAATCAAGAAAGTTTACATACCAAGACCACTCAAAACTATGGGTAGATAGATGCTTACAAAAACAAGACTCAAAGAATTGTTCAGTTATAAAGATGGGGAGTTGATTAGAAAAGTTACCACGCATTACAATGCAAAAAAAGGCGACGTGGTTGGATGCCCTCACGGCAACGGATATCTCGATGTTCGCGTTGATGGCAAAAGGTATTACTTGCACAGGTTAATTTTCTTGTATCATCACGGTTATTTTCCCGAGTATTTAGATCACATCGATATGGATAAATCGAACAATAAGATTGAAAACCTTAGAGCTTGCAATAAATCTCAAAACTCAGCAAACACAAAAGCCCAGAAAAACAACTCTTTAGGAATTAAAAATGTTATTTATGATAAGCATGCCAAATCATACAGGGTTCAATTAAGACATAAAAAAGGTGCTTTTAGACATAGAACCAAATGTCTAGAGTTTGCTGAGTTTTTGGCAGAAGAGGCTAGAAGTTATTATCATGGGGAGTTTGCCAATGCTTAGCGCCACAGAAGTCAGGAAGCTTCACGATAAAGCTTACACGCGAGGTCAGACAACTAGAGAGAAGGCCGCTGATGATATGTTGTTCTATTTCGTGACCCAGTGGGATGACACGCAGCTAGGAGGCTCATCGCTTCAGTATCGTGGCCAATTCGATATGCTTCGAAAGGCTGCCCGTCAGATTATATCAGACATTAAAGCAAACCCAGTGCAGGTTGATTTCGAGCCAATTGAAGACACTGATGAGTCAGGCGCAGACATTATTGACGGCATGTATCGTTCAGATATGCGTAACAATTCAGCATTAGAGGCAAGAGAAAACGCTATCACGGAATCAATTGTTTGCGGCGTTGGCGCATGGGAGCTCTACACTACCTATAAAACTAGACGAAATGGCGACAATCGACAGATAATCAACCGCAGACCGTTATTTGAAGCCAACAATCAAGTATTCTGGGACCCTAATGCAAAACTGAATGATAAGTCTGATGCCAATTATGTCTCATGCCTTGTCGGCTATTCTGAGGATGGTTATAAGCAGCTGGTTGAAGACTTGGGAGGGGATAGCGATATTGATGTACCAAGTTCTTTTGCATTTCCTGAGCACTCCTATGTTTTCCCATGGCTTACTGGAAACACCGATTATTACGTTACTCGTTTTTATCATCGAACCAAGAAGAAAGTTAAGATATTCCTATTCGCTGATGCAATCGGTAGCGAGCAAGAGGTTAGAGAAGATGATCTCGACGATAAAGAAGACGAATTGATTGATAATGACTTTCAGTTAATCGACGAAATCGAAAAGGAAGTCTACGAGGTTAAGCTTTACATCGTGGGCGGCGGTGATGAGGTATTAGATTGCTCAGTTATACCTGGTGAGCATATACCAGTCATCCCCAATTACGGAGAAAGGGCTTTTGTTGAAGGTGAGGAGCATTACGAAGGTATAGTCAGGCTAGCAAAAGACCCTCAAAGGCTGAGGAACTTCCAGCTGTCCTATCTTGCAGATATTGTATCTAAAAGCCCAAGACAGAAGCCTATATTCTTCCCTGAACAGATACAAGGTTTCGAGCATATGTATGAAGAAGCTGGGGCTGATAACAACTTCCCTTACCAACTTCAAAACATGAAGGACGCTAACGGAGACCCGTTACCAATTGGCGCTCAAGGTGTTATGCCTGAACAACCAATGCCTCAAGCTCTTATCGCAAGTATACAAGCGTCAAGAGAAGCTATTAATGATGTAGCCAGTGAAGGTCTACCCCAAAATATTACTGATATGGACTTAAGTGGTGAGGCTTTACAGCAGATTCAAAAGCTATTTGATAAGCAATCTTTTATTTATCAACATAATCTTAAAGCGGCTCTTAGGCGTGATGGTGAAGTTTATGCTTCGATGGCTTCTGTTGTGTACGATACAGAGCAAGAGGTATCACTAGTTAAGCCTGATGGCGTAGCATCTAAAGAAGTTATCAATCAACAGGAGATAGACCCAGAAACGCTACAACTTGTAGTCAAAAATGATGTTAAAAGTTATATATTTGACGTCTATGCCGATATTGGGCCAAGCTTCCAATCCGTTAAAGAGCAGAGCCGCAAAGAACTAAAGGAGATGATTAACAGTGAAGCCCCTGATAGTCCTATGCGTCAAATGATGCTGCTTGAGTATATGACTATGATTGATGGTGTAGCGTTTAAATCAATGAGAGAGTACGCAAGGAATCAATTAGTGCTACAGGGTTATGCTGAACCTGAAACTGATGAAGAGAAGCAGATGCTTGCTCAACAGCAGCAATCACAACAAGATCAACCAGACCCAGCTCTATTGATAGCTCAAGCTGAAGTGGGTAAGGCTCAGGCTGAGCAAATGAATGCTCAATCCAATATGATGGATACTCAAATAGATCAATATAATGCAGAAACTAGCAGGGCTAAAGTTATGGTTGATGCTAAAAAAGCGGATGCCGAGATAAACTTCAAGAACATCCAATCACAAGGCGCTCGAATAGACAACGTAAGAAAAGTCACCGGCGCAGACCTAAGGCAGAGAGCATAGTTTCAATAAATTTGCAGCTGGTACTTAATAGTTTTATACTATAGGTACTGGCGAGTGAGTACGCAAACCCGAATATAGGCGGTCTTACCTATAGTTATCGTTCACTACGAGGATAATCAAGTGGAAACATTATCGTTAAGCGAGCTTAAAGCTCAAAACGAGGCTGCTGAACAGCCTAAAGATACACCGGAAGATGAGTATGTTGAGGTGGATAACGAAACTTTAGAGCCGATTGAGGTTGAGGAACCCGAAGAGCTAGAAGTTGAAGAAGAAACCGACACTGATGACGAAAAGTCAGAACCAGAAGGTGAATTGGAAGACTGGCAGAAGACTGAAGACGATAATAAAAGCGGTTTCATTCCAAGTGCTGAAGCTAAACATCTACGTCTAAAAAACAAAGATTTAAAGGCTCAGAAAGAGGAAAGAGACGCCGAGCTAGAAGAGCTTAGACAGAAAGTTGAAGCCTTATCTAATCAACCCAAGAAAGCTGAGGATGTTTTACCTCCAAGGCCGGTATTAGAGGATTATGATTATGACGAGAAGCTTCATGGTGATGCGCTTGAAGCGTGGTTTGATAAAAAGATCGAGTTAAAACTTAACAAAGGTCTCGAGACGACCCAGCAAGATAGGGCTAAACAGCTTGAAATTGAAGCAGCAAACAAAGCTCGGGAAAATGCAGTTCATGAGCATTTAAACAAAGCAAGCAAATTAATTGCTGAAAAGAAGATAACCCAAGACGCTTGGCTGGCTGGAGATTTGTTAATCCGGCAGACTTTAGATCAAGTGTTTCCAGGTTCAGGCAATGAAGTTGCAGATCAATTTGTTTCACTCATGGAAAGCAATGGCGAAGGTAGCGAGAAAGCTTGGTTTTACTTAGGCAGAAACCCCAAAGCCCTTAATGAGTTCAAAGATAAACTAATGAACGACAAGACAGGTGCTAGCGGGGTTATGTATTTAGCTAAAATCCAAGAGAAAGCCTCAAAACCTCCACGTAAAAAACGTAGTGACGCACCAAAACCAGCAGCGGAACTCAAGGGTGACGCAGCAACCGGAACAGCCAAGTCATTAAAGAAGCAGTATGACAAAGCGGTAAAGGATGGCGACACTCAAGGCAGAATTGACGCCAAGAGAGCAGCCAAAAAAGCTGGTGCAGATGTGTCCAAATGGTAAAAGGTAACTAAAATGGCTAGTACAGGTAAGATTGTAGAAGTAATGTTTGAGTCCGCGTTAGAGACTTACGAAACCCAAGACATGATGCTCCCCTTAACGAATTTCTTTGAGCCGGAAGCGGGCGACATGCAGAACTCGGGCAACTTTATTTGGCGCCCAGTCCAGCAGCATGCACCAATTATCGACGGCTGGGATTTAACAGGGTTAGAAACTGACATTATCGAGGAGACCTATCCTGCGATTCTAGGAAGCCCTAAAAATGATTTTGTAGAGCAGCGTGCTGATGATTTGCGTGATATGACGTTCTGGAAGCGTAGAGGTGAGCAGTCTGGTAGGCGTCAAGCGTCTAACCTTAATCAAACTATCGCGACAGCAGTGGCCACTCAAGGCTCCTTATTCTACCGTGATGTAGTATCGACCAGTGGCTATGATTTCATCGCTCAAGGTCAAGCTATCATGAATGAGAGACAAGGCGCTCAAAGTGAAAGATGTTACGTTCTCAACGATCGATCAACTCTTCGTTTTGGTCAGGACTTAGCAGCCAGACAAACTCTTCAGGGCCGCCCTGCTGAAACTTGGAACACTGGCCAAATAGGTCAAAATGTAGCCGAGTTTGATGTCTACACTGGCTCATATTTGCCAAACCTAGCAGGCGGCGCAAATCCAGCAACTACCGTAACAGGAGCACAATCATTCGCTCCAGAAGGCGGAACGGTTGACGCAGCAACCGGTGTTTGTACTAATGTTGACTATCGTTCAGCAGAAATTCCGGTCGCAGATTCAAGCGGCTACAATATTGGAGATAAGGTTACTATTGGCTCTCTTAATGCTGTTGGTCTTGATGACAAAACCGATACTGGCGAGTTGATGACATTCACTATTGTAGCAAAACCTTCAGGAACCAGTATCACTGTATATCCTAAACCCATTGCGGCTGATGATGCGGCATTATCAACTTTAGAAAAGGCTTATGCTAATGTTAATACAACAATTGCAAACCTTGATACAGTAGATCGCTTAAATACAGACGCTTCAGCAAAAACCAATTTATTTTGGGATAAAGACGCTGTTGAGGTTCTTGGTGGCAGCATTCCAGCCAACTTGTTTAAAGAGTTTGATGGCATGAAGGTTGTTTCTAGCACTATGAGCAACGGTCAGACTATGTATATGGTCTACGATGGCGACATTGCTAAAATGACATTCAGATACCGCTTATTTACTTGGTTTGGCGTGACAATTGCCAACCCTAGTCAGTGTGGCGTTTCAGTATCAGGCTAACTTAAGCTTTAGTGTTGTATGGGGTGGCTTTTGGCTGCCCCTTTTTTTTGCTATAATGAAAGAAAACCGGAGATATAATATATGTCAGTTGTTATTTGGAAAGATGGTGTTAGTTCTTTATGCGAACCTAAATACCTAGCTAATGAGCTAGCCGCTGGCTGGTCTTTAACTAAAGATTCTGAATGGAGTGAAGAGCCCATCCCTAGCGAAAATATAAAGGTAGAATCTTACACTGTGCACCTTGATGAAGAGTCAGAGCTTAGAGGGGAAGCAAAGTTATTGGGTGTAAAAAGCCCACATAACAAAAAAATAGAGACAATCAAGGCGGAGATTGAAGCTATTAAAAAAGGGATGAACGCTAATGATAGCGACTAAAGATGATCTCCTTATTGGGGCTTTTGATGAATTGAGGATTAGCGGCTTAACTGTTGATCCCACCCCAAAAGAAAAGCAACAGGCGCTAATCAAGATGGAAGAAATAGCGGCCGAATATGAAAGCCGCAACATCTGCATCAACTATCTTTTTGAGGATGAGCCAGACCCGAGCACCACCAGCGGGATACCACCTCAATTCAATCAAATGATGAAAACTAACGTTGCAGTGAGATTAATACCAATGTTTGGTAAAAACTCTCAAGCATCTCCCGCATTGATGGATTTAAAAAAACAAGCTTCTGGCGCCCTGTCTAATGCTAGCGCGAGGACAGCAGTCGTTAATGAAACAAACTACCCAGACAGACAGCCAGTAGGCTCTGGGAATAACTTTAGATGGGGTCAGAAATGGCGTAGATTCTACAAAGAATCTCCTAATGCGCCTATATCTTGCTCAACAGAAAAAATGCAACTAAACACGATAGATAGCTTTATTGCGTCGTGGGCTAATTTCCTTGGTGAAGGTGAAACAATATCCAGTTATGAGATAAAATCGAGTAATGGGCTAACTATTTCTGGCGATCAAATACAAAACGACAGTACCGAGGTTTTTTATAGGGCGCTTGCTACTTTATGCGGCTATCAAACTGTGACTATATCTATTGTAACAACATCTAGCACCCCTGAATTTGCTGACGTCAGAACAATTAACTTTAATGTTATTGATAATTTAAGCTGATATAATAGCGCTAGGCCGTGTCGGGCGGCCTAGGTAGCGCTACCGTCCACCATCCCGACAACCCGATAAGCTTTGTCCTCCCGACCTTGGACATGGAAGTTCAATTTTTTAATGAGGCTTATCATGGCGTTTAATCAATTTAAACTCGACCGCTCAAACTCTCAATCTCGTGGAATTTTTGATTCTTATATCTATTCAACTTCGGACACTATTGCGGAAGTTCAGGCAACTTCTTACTTTATAGAGAGCCGCTTTGCTGGAAGAGTCCCTGAAAAATGGGTCGGCAGCTTTATTACTTGCAAGTGTGCTGACGGAGTGTACGAAGGTGAGATAGATGAAAATGGCACCGCTCAACCTATCGCTACAGGCGCAGCTGATGGAGATGTGGTTGGCCCAGCGTCCAGCACCGATACATCGATTGTTTTATTTAGCGGCGCGACCGGAAAAGTCATTGATGAGGCTCCTGTGACTGTCGATTTAGATGGGAAGATGACTTTTACAAATCTAAATAATGTTAAGGGTTCTTTTGTCGGGGTTAATGTTTATGAAATATTAAGCGCTTCAGATTTGGACGACTTAGCTGTAGGCGGCATTATTACAGTTAATTCGGTTACTGTTTTTCTATGGAATAGTATCGATACAGAAATAGAGTCTAATGTGAGGATTGTCTGTGAAAACGGCGGAATATTTCAAGTTCAATCTTCGGCTGGACGAATGGTTTGGATATACACTGGAACTGATACATTCATATCGGGTGACGGAGCATTTACAGCAATCAATATGACTCTAGAGAGCAATTCAGGAAGTGCTAAGTTTATTGATTTAGGCACTAGAGCTCTATTACTAGAAAATGCGGGGGTTAGAGGTTGGAATGATTTGGGAGAGTTTTTCGGCGGAGTTGTGAATCTAGATTCCACTAGGTTTATAGCAAACTCAACTACTCTATCACTAAGAAATTGCAGCAGTATAACTATTGATAAAGTGTCGCCTATTGCCTTAGCTCCAGGGCTTAACATGATCACAATAACTAATCAGTTTGCAAAAACGCAAGCGGTAAGAATTTTATTTGCGACTGGGGCTATATCAAGCACTAGCAGCATAGTTAGGATTGACCCAGCGGTACTTGATGGATCTAGGTTCTTGGTGACCGGTTGCACAGTTTCAGGTGGCGGAGTATTTGATACATCAGGCTCCGATGGTACATTTACCGCTGTTGCAGATGCGACTATTGCGACAACCACTGTAACTAGCGTCACCGATTCGGGAGGGTTAGCAAGATTCAATTATACTGGCTCTAGTGTTTATGCTGGCCAAATAGTTGAGCTCACAGGCTTTACTACAAGCTCCTACAATACAAGCGGGAGAGTTATAACTACTGCTGGCGCTGGGTTTTTTGAGTTTGAAAATGTTAACTATAGCGTCAATGATAGCGGTTCATTCACTTCCAATTCTGTTACGTTAACCGACATTGGAACCGCTCTAGTTGATGGCGATACCATTACTGTCAATACCGATTCCTCAACCGATTACGATGGCGGTTCATACGTTTACAATCAACAGGTTGATAGCTTTCAAATAAACAGAGAATTTACAGTTACAGCTAGCGGAACTTGGAGCGCGGCAGGATTGGATGGTTCGGATCCAAGAGTTATTGCTGTGTCTAACGTCGGCTTTGAAGATAGCTCGTATATTGGTAGCGGTTTTGTTAATGATAACTCAGTACAAACAACTGGCATTGTTAATGGCGTATATCAAGACATAGTTTTTGGTACGGCTGGTAGCTCATTAATACAGGCGACCAATACCGAAAGATTTAAATTAATTGATGATGTCAGTGGCACTTGGGAATGCACCTCAAATGAAGAGGTTAACGGGGAGATAACTAGCCCAATAACAGCAGTAAGTTCTGGAGGGGCTAGAGAGTTTTTATTTAAGTGGGTAATTGATCGAAGAGATGGTAATGGATTTGTTGATATGACCAACTCGGCTATAGCAATGAATGAGATTGGATCGTCTGCTGGTAACACTTCATTCGCCGCCCCTATATCAATGCAAAAGACTTGGAGAATGAAGCCTCAAGTAACTAGACAGGATGGGAGTAGTGATTTAACAGTAAGATATGCTCAAATCTATATAGCAGGAAAATAGCGCTACCCAAACAAGCTAACGCGGGACTGTTTATTATTGTGTGGTACAATAGCTTATAATTTTAAATAGGTAGCGCTATGGAATTAAAACTCCCAATTTCTATAGGTGATAAGCACGGCTCAGAAACCGATTATCGCGATCAATTATTAGTTAACTACACTTTAATTTCTAGAGAAATAAAAGGCGATCAAGGATATATATTATCTCATCCAGGGCTAACTCTTCTTGGTAACGCTGTAGGGGTAGATCGGGGTGGGTGGTTCAATCCTCGCCAAAACTCTCACCTTAGGGTTTCAGAAACTACATTAATATCCCTTAACACAAACGGCTCTTATGATGCTATCGGTGTTATTCCAGGCTCTCAACATGTCATCATGGATAACTCCTTCGAGACTCAAGGCATCTTATCAGATGGCAGATTCTGGCTATACGATGGCGCAACATTAACAGAGGTGATTGACGAAGATTTAGGTTCCCCTATAGACTTTAAATGGATAAATGGAGTCTACTTTTTCACTGATGGCGAAAATCTATACCACACTACAGCAACATCTGAATTCAATATAGACCCGTTAACCTTTGCCACTTCTGAATTTTCACCCGACAGGACATATGGGCTGATAAAAAATGAGCAAAACCAAATGGTTGTTCTTAACAGGTACACTATTGAATGGTTTAGAGATACTGGCGCTGCTGTAAACTTTAGATTTGAGAGAATTCAAGGTAAGGCCGTTAAGGTCGGAATTGTCGGCACTAATTGCAAGGTCGAGATGAATGGTCAGATATTTATTCTTGGCGGCAGGAAAAACGAAGACCCGAGCGTTCATATTGTATCAGGCGGAAAGAACTCCAGAATAGCCACTAGAGAAATAGACAAGCTGATTAATGCTTACACTGAGACCGAATTACAATCTGTTGTCATGGAGACGAGGACTCAGTATGGTGATCAATTTATTATCATAAGACTTCCAGACACAACCTTGTTATACAACATGACCATAGCTGCCAAATATGGCAACAAGTATGGATGGACTATCGCAAAGACAGGTGTTGTTGATTCATCTCCTTGGCGCGGCAGAAATGGAGTGTTTGACCCAAGATTATCGAAATGGGTGTACGGGGACTCTATAGACAACTCTATCGGTTATCTTGATGAAACAACAGCAGCTCAATACGATGATCAAATGGAGGGCTTATTTTACAGCCCGATTATAAAGCTCGAAACATTTAGCATTAACCAGATGGAAATGGATACTATTCCAGGATTTCATTCTGGACCTATCACAGTATTTATGTCTCAATCCCTTAATGGCGTCACCTACGCGCAAGAATATAAATTTCTAGAAAGTGAGCAGTTCAATTATGATTTAAGGTTTATAGGAAGGAATATTGGCTATGTGAGAGACAATTTTAACCTCAAGTTTAGAGTTGTATCCACTGGTAGAACCGCATTTGGAGGGCTGGAAATAGACTATGATTGAGTCAAATCAAACCATTGAGGATTGGAGCGACTGTTCCACAGAGCACGCTGCATGGTCAGAGAACGCTATAGAAGATTATATGGCAATAAAGGGCGACCTACAGAGGGTTGAAGGGCTTATAAATAATGGTAATCTATCTCCACAGTTTGGCACCGGAAGTCCAGAGGGTGTGGTTATAGCTAATTACTCCTTAAAGTATATTGACACATCTATACCAACCGAATACTACAATCCAACATTTGGCGCTGATACTGGCTGGGTAGCATTGTGAGTTACTTTATTTCTGGATTACCTAGAAGTAGAACCGCGTGGTTGTCAGTGTTTATGTCTCAATCAGGACAGTATTGCCATCATGACGGCTTTAATCATTGCCAATCGATGGAGGAGTATCGAAATAAAATAAAAGGATGCGGCGACAGCTCGACAGGATTAACTTTAATTAACTTAAATCAAGAGTTCCCAGACTCCAAAGTAGTAATTATAGAAAAAAACGAACAAGAGTTTGATAGATGTGTTGAATGGTGTGATGCAATGTATGGAAAAGGCTCACGCGACAACTTGATTGAGATGAGGGAAAAGCAAAAGGCAATAGAGGGCCTTAGGGTAAATCAGTACGATTTAGATAATAAGCTAAAGGATATTTGGGAGTATTTGGTTGATGCTCCGTGGAGTAATAGATATTTAAAATTAACACAATTTAACATTCAGTCAGATCCCTTTAACATTAATTTACAAGCAGCAAAATCATTATATGAAAGCATTCAACAAGATAAGCTCAACAGTAGATGCGTCCAAAGCTAGACAAGAGCTTTATGATAACTACGGATTATTTGGCGAGTTTAATGCCAGAAAAGAGGCTGGTCCAGTGCATGCAGATATGGATGATATATGGCTAAGATATGGTGATATATCTGGAATGAATGAAAGTGGCGACTATTCAAAAATAGCCGACGAGCATGACTCTATCTGGCTTAAAAACTTACCTGAATGTAAAAAGCTGTGTTTTGAGGTTATGTCCTTAGTGGATGGCGAAAGGTTGGGAGGTGTTCTAATTACAAAGTTACCTCCTGGGGGGAAAATACAGCCGCACGCTGACTCTGGCTGGCACGCTGAGTATTATGACAAATACTACATCCCAATCCAGAATGGAGCAGGCGCGATATTCGGTTTTGAATGTGGTATTATAGAGCCAAACTATGGTGATGTATGGGCGTTTGATAATTCCTATACTCACTGGGTAGAAAACAACTCTGATGAAGAGAGGATAGCGATGATTATTTGTATTAAGCAATCTAAAATGGATAAGTCAGGCTTTATGCTTGGCGATAGAGTGTAAAATTGCCTTGGGGCTACGCTGCCGCAGCGGTCGGCACCTATTTAGGCTCTAGAGAGGCCGGTAGGGGAGCAGAGGGCGCAGCTAGAACAGAAGCTGACGCCATGAACAGAGCGCTTGACTATCAGCAAGAGGTCGAGGCTCTTCCGCTTGAGATTAGAAACCAGTTTTTGCCATTAATGTCCGATTTTTACTCTGGAGGGGAAGGTCAAAACCAGTTTATTGAAGACACTAAATCTAGCCCTTTTTATCAACAAATGATTCAAGCAGGGCAGGAAGGTGTATTGGCTAATGCTGGCGCTAGAGGTTTAACTCGATCAGGGAACACGACACAAGATTTATCCCTATCCAATCAAAATGTTTTAAATAGCCTTGTTAACCAAAGGCTTGCTGGCGTCTCCACGCTTGCTAACCAGCCATTAAATACCAACGCAATAGCTAACTCCATGAGTGGTATTGGTCGAACTATGGGTCAAGGTCAGATTGCTCAAGCTAACGCTATGCAGCAGGGCTATGGTGGGATGTTTGACGCAATTATACAAGGTACGAATGAATACAACAGGAGCGGCGGCTAATGAATCGTTTTTCAGTCAATCCTTTAGGTGGGTTTAATCCAGTTCAAGCTGTTACGAATATCAAGCAGCAGAACCGCGAAGAAGATGCGCAAAAAGCTCAACTCCAAGCAGATAGGGATAAGAGGTTGGCATTCGCCAATGCCGCTAGTGGTGACCCTCAAGCTATGATCAAGCTTGCAGAGGCTGACCCTAACTTATTTCAGTGGATGGATCAGAGAAACGCAAAGCGCGCAGCGGTCGAAGGTGCAGACAGAGCAGCACTTAAACAACAGGCTGAGCAGCAATGGCTGATTAGATATGATCAAGCTTTAGAATCTGAAGACGAGCAAGCAAAGCAAGCTTTAATGCAAGAAGCGATCGACGACCCTAATAATGATTTAGAGCATGGTGCAATTGGCAAAGACCCAATGGCAGACAGAACTATCACCAAAGCCATCTTATTTAATTCTATGGGTAAAGATGCCTATAATCAGTTTTATGGACAGGATAGAGGACTTGAGAAAGGTGTTTTTTCAATAACTCAAACGCCAACTGGCTTTTTAAGATTAAACAATAAGACAGGTCAAGTTACTGAAATATCAAGCTCATCAAAAGAGGCAGCTGAAGCAAGAAAGGCTGAGAAAGAAAGAATTGAGCAGGAGCTTAAGCAGTCCAATACAACTTTTGATAGATCTAAAAAAATAAGAGACAGGTACGATAAACAGAGTGGTGACTTTGTTAAGGTTAGGGATGCTTTTGGTCGTATTGAGGCTTCCTCTAGCGATCCAGATCCAGCAGGAGACCTATCCTTAATATTTAATTACATGAAAATGCTAGACCCAGGTTCAACCGTAAGAGAGGGCGAATTTGCAACTGCCGAGGGCGCCGCCTCAGTTCCTGAAAGATTTAAGGGGGCTTACAATAAAGTCATAAGCGGCGAAAAACTGACAGAAAAGCAAAGAAACGGCTTTGTTAATCGAGCCAAGATGCTTATGAAAAAAGCAAACTCTCAACAGTCTAAAGATAAAGCAGAAGCTATCAGGCTTGGAAAGCAGTTTGGTATCACAGAAAATGATATTTTTGGCGTTCAACCTGAAGAGCCAGCAGTAAACACAGTCAACTGGAGCGACCTGTAATGGATGTTACACTTCCTAACGGAAAAGTCATCAAAGGCGTTCCTGACAGCACCCCTAAAGAAGTCATTATGCAGAAGGCTATAGATTCTGGGCTTGCTGTGGCTTCAGATTTTCCAGTTGAGCAGCCTCAGACGCAAATTCAACCTGAAGAGGATGTCGGATTTATTGATAAGTTATCGACCATGGTATCCGGATCTGATAGAACAACTCCTGAAATAGAAGCTCTCCCAACCATCGGCAACGCTCCAGAGTTTAGCGAAATGTCTAGCGAGGCATTTAAGGCTAATTTAGGAACCTTTACAACTGGCGACTTGTCCGAGCAGGCGAAAATAATTAAACAGCAATATGGCGATAGGGTTAATTTCAGGCAGGATGAGAAAGGGAATTACATAGCGGACTTTCCATCTGGTTCTTATGCTTTAAATAAGCCGGGTCTATCTCTCCAGGATATTCCAAAATTTATGGGTGATGTTTTAGCTTTCAGCCCAGCAGGGAGAGCCACAACAATACCTTCCGCGATAGGTAGGAGTGCCACTGGCGAGGCGTTGCTAGAGGGCGGAGATGTGGCTTTAGGTGGAGATTTTGATGCTGGAGAGGTAGCAACTTCCGCCGCTCTTGGGGGCGTATTCAAGGGTGCTGAGGATTTGCTTGGCGCTGCGTGGAGAGCTTTGAGAGGAAAATCCCCAGATGAGGCTGCCGCTCTACTAAAATCAGCAGAGGATTCCGGCATACCAATTATGACTAGTGATGTTATGCCGCCACAAACATTTCCTGGCAAGGTAGCCCAGCAAACAGGCGAGAAGATACCACTGGCAGGAACAGCTGGAGCAAGAGAGGGCCAACAAGAGTTTCGAGTGCAGGCAGTTGATGAGATTGCTCAAAAATATAATTCATTTAGTTATAAATCTATAATTGATAGCCTGAAAAGTAAAAAAGATAGAGTTAAGCTTGCAGCTGGCAATGTATTAGAATCCGCTGGAAACAAACTGGATGATGCGGGAGTAATACCAACCGATAATACAGCTAAAAGAATAAATAGTGTTAGAGAAGAGCTTTCTAAGCCTGGAGTGATGACCCAATCTAGCGCTTTGGATGACTTGGCCGAAATTTCTAATGCGGTAGGTTCAGCGCCTCAAACCTATTCGACATTAAAAGAAAATAGGACTGCCTTTAGAGAAGTCGTTGATGGTTTAGATCCAACAGCTAGAAGCCAGCTTTCAACTAGGGCGAAATCCCTTTTAAAAAGTGTCGAGCATGCCATGACTGCTGACATGAAAGCTTTTGCTAAAAACAATCTTACGCCGCAAGAGTTCATGAAGCTTAATAAAGCTAATGCAGTTTACGCAGAAGAGGCCAAAAAACTAACAAAAACCAAACTTAAAAACATTTTAGATAAGGGTGATTTCACTCCTGAAAACGTTAAACAATTATTGTTTAGCAAGAATCAATCAGACATGAAGCTGCTTTATGACGGTCTAACTCAAACAGGTAGAGCTAATAGTCGAGCGGCCATTATTAATAAAATTGTGTCCGATTTATCTTCTAGGCAAAGCGGGTTGACGCCAAATTCCTTTGCATCACAGCTTAAGAAATACGACCCTCAAATAAAGGTCTTTTTCAAAGGTAAGGAAAGAAAGCAATTAGAGGGCTTAAGAAGGGCTCTGGAGGCAACCAGAAGAGCACAGGATGCAGCAGTGACAACACCTACGGGTCAATCTCTTGCTGGAGGGTTAACTGCCTACTCAGCCTTTACAGACCTAGGCGCCACACTAGGCATAGGAGGCACGGCAGGAGGATTAGCAAGGCTTTACGAGTCTGCTCCAGTTCGAAATGCTTTGCTGAAGCTCTCCGGCGCTCCAAAAGGCTCAACGGCATTTGAGCAGGCCTTGCGAGAGGTGAACGAATCTTTGCTAGTTGCAGCTCAAGCAATGCGGAGCGAATTACAGGATAGAGAAGAACTCCAAGAATAACAGAAAGAACCATATAACCTCCTTAAAAAGGTTATTATAACATATAAGCCATAAACCAATACTAGAGGCGAAACATGACTGAAATTACTAACCCTTATATCTATATTCCTGATCCAGATAAATCTAGAGCTTTATTTAACGCCAAGCTTTACTTTGGCCTTCCAGATACCGATCCAACTATAGCCTCCAATCAGAAGCTCGTTAGGGGTATTCAGGAGGATGGTATACCTGTTAGCCTAGCGCAGCCCGTGCTAACAAATTCAGGCGGCGTTCCTGAGTTAAACGGCAAGCCTTTAAGGTTGGACGTTTCCGGCGATTACTCTTTTACTGCTTTAGATAGACTTGATGTCCAAAAGTACTATGCGCCAAACGTAGAAAATCCAGAAAGCGGAAGCGATGGATTTAGTGGTGTAGTTGTTATTGAAGATCAAGAGTTATCACTAGGCCAATTAGATGTTACGTTTTCAAATGTTGGAGCAAATGAGTCTGTCTTCTATCTACAAACAAATATAGGTGATCAAGGGTTTTTAGCTAAAGATATCGATTACACCGTTAAAAACTCAACCACAATCACCTTAACAAGCTCAAAAAACGCTGGCGATAAAGTTATTGGAAGGCAGAATGACCCAACCGGACAACTAGTTCCAGTTAACGATGATGCTGAATCGCTGTTAGTTTTTTCAGACTTGGCAGGGGCTGCTGCAAGCGCGGCCTCAGGCAAATTGACTGCAGGTAACACTGTCACTTTAAATGGCAATGCAGTTTCAGGGGATGGTCTTGGGGGTGATAAATACTTAGTCCAAGTTACAGGTCCCGCCAATGATGGAGTGAACTATTTAGATTTGAATGGTACGCTCCAGCTAGCATTACAAAACAACTATTACAGATTTCAAAATTATTCTGAATCTATAGTCACAGCAACCTCGACCGCTGGAGTTCTTAATTTAAATTTAGATAGCGGAGCATCCCAACAAATAACATTAACTGAAAGTGTATCAAGCTTGGCTTTTGTTAATTTTAATCCAAATTCAGACTATTCAAGCACAATCACCTTAAAGGTGCAGCAGGATGGAGTTGGAAGCTGGGGTATAACGTGGCCAGGAACTATAGTCTGGGCTGGCGGAACAGCTCCCACAGTAACTTTAGCAGCAAACTCTATAGATATATTTGGGTTCACCACTTACGATGCTGGAGCTACTTGGTTCGGGTTTTCTTTAGGGGCGGATTTCTCATGATTGGGATAGCTAAGAACTTTGCAGCCACAACAGCCTTTACAGCCTACAATGCGTTTGCAACACCAGCGGGCGCTCTAGTCTCTGGTCCAGCAGGATCGCTAACTAGCAACCTTATTACAATTAACGCTGTAGGGGGCTCTGAGCCGTACAGTTACGCATGGATAAAACTTAGTGGTGATAATATAAGTATATCGAGCGCCACTAATGAAGCTGTCACGTTTTCAGCATCAGGCTCAAACGGCGATGAAAAGTCAGCGACATATCGATGCACTATTACAGACAACTTGGCTGCTGTAGTTACTGTTGACGTAAACTCATTCTTTTTCTTTGGTACACAATTATGATTAAATTTGACACTGCGGTATCTTTCATTAATAACCATCTAAACCCGTCAGGCTATAGCGCTGGACAGATAATCTCGTTCGAAGGTTATACAACCACCGGCGATAAAGGCGCAGCGAGATGGCGCTCTCTTGGCACCGTTGGAACGGTAAGCGTAGATCCATTAACAAACAACAGCCCCAATCTATCGGACGCTTCTGGAAATGAGTTTGTCTTAGTTGGTGAGGGGGTTATCGATTTAAATGCTCTTGGTGGAACTTCTGCTGCTTACGTAAATATAGCTGATGCAGCTGGGCTAGTTTATTCTCAAGGGTTAACCTCGGATGTTAGTGATGACATACAAAACATTGACACCGTGGCCAACTTAACAGCGGTAGGTAGCCCAGACGGGGCTTATATGGTAGCGGAAAGGGCTAACGGAATATTCGACACTATCGCCGGAACAGGAACGGCTAACGGCTATAATATTATTGCCCATGACACGTTAAGCTTTAGTTTCGTGTTGAGAGATGCTGGCATAGCTTTAGCAAGCCAATGGGGGTTGGTAGAGGGCGACGTTGACAATTCGGCGGCTCTTGTTCATATCATAGATAATAATGGGGTTGTAGATTTTTGCTCGAAAACATTCAAAATAAAAACTACAGCCACTATCACATTAGCGAGAGATACAACACTTAAGGCTTCTGGTGGTGGAGGTCTTTTGACGGATGTTGCGAACGGTAGTCGAGAAGACAATGTTGCTATCGATTGCGCTGGATTTTCTTTAACAATTGATGGGGTTAATGTTTCTGGCGGGGGTGTTTCAGGGTATCCGTTTTACATCTTTGCCAATCAAGAGAGCACCGGCAGGGTTGTAATTAATGGCGGGTCCTTTAATGACTCCTATGTTGACACTGGAAACAATGGCAATGCAGGACTCTTTATTCGGGGCGGATTTGAAGAGGTAAATATTGCCGGAACTGAATTCAAAAACCATACAAGAGCTCTTGGAAACGGAAATCCAGGCGTCACTGGCACAAGCGGATTAACGGTTACACTACTTAACACGTTTGATGTAAAAAGCACCTTGATAGACCGATGCAGCTTTATTGATATTACTAACGGCGAAACCACTGACAACTCAAACAACACAGATGCAGATGGATTAAAAGTTTTTGCCAATGTAGCATCTAACTTGGTAAGAAGAACAACGGCAAACATCTCAAATTGCTACTTTAAGAATTGCAAAGGGAGGGCTATTAAAACCCAAAACGATGTAACAACCGTTATTGCGCCAACTGTTTATCGGAATATAGCAGGGATTACCGGCGCATCAGTCGAGATTGATTTGCAGATACATGGCGGCGATGTTATCGGGCCAACTTTCTTGTATGAAGATTCTGCTAGCGGGGAAGCAACCTTTGCTCGCCCTATATCTGCGATAAGCATATTTGCTGCTGGAACATTAATCAAACCAAGAATAGGCAATGTTTCAGACGTAACAATACATGATAATACAACAACAGGCTCCATGGCAACGCCAGTTATAACCGCATCTCAGTCCGATTTAACTTCGACCTTTGATAGTGTTATTAATGTCACTAACGTTATATCAACTGCCTCTCATTCGTCTTTTATGTCGTGTCCCGCATTAACCAGTACCGGTGTTTTTTATGCTAACGTCGACAGCGTTTATGTTAAAGAGATAGATTCCGCAAACGGATTGTTTGGATTCGCGTCTAGTGCAGATTTAAAGTCTGTCGCTATAATAAAAGTGGATAAATTTACGCACGCATCCACAGCAGTTAAGCCAACATACCAGACAACGACGCCGGCAAGTTTGGCCAAACCAACTCTTCAGATGACCCCTTCAATCGGCGTGACAGCTACCACTGATAACGGCGTATCCTCTTTGGAAAGTAGAATTACAGGCGTGGACGAAAATGGCAATAATACGACAAATACTGGGAGCCATGTATTCTCTCAATCTCTAGCTGATGATGCGACCATGACTATAGAGGTTCCAAATGTTGATAATAGGGGTATGGCGACTATTACAACCACTTTAAGTAGGCTTTCATGTGGAGTTGTATCAATTGACAGCTCTGGCGCTTTGAACTTTGGGGCAGCGGCCGCTGCTAACTTTAATCCAGGCGGCACAGTTAACAATGATGTAGATGGCGACTTGAATGTCTGGTTCACCGGCGGAAACCTGCTAATAAAAAATAGATTAGGATCAACCAGAACAATAACAGTCAATTTCCAAGGCTAGCCACAACCCGCTCGAAATTAAATTTGACAGCGGGTATTATTTTGTCTATAGTGTACATTCAATTAGGCGAAAGGAGTAACAGATTGAACAACGTAAGAAAGATAAGAAGGTCTTTAGATATCACTCAAGAGCAGCTAGCAGAGAAATTATCATCAACTCGAAGTTATGTAAGTTGGCTAGAAAAGGATGCATTATCCAACCCTTCATTGGCTAGAGCTAGAATGATTGCTAACGCTCTCAACTCAACAGTTGATGAGGTATTTCCGGAGGTTAAAAATGGTTAATGGTTGCGTTTATATTGTTGATTTTGGGGATTTTGTAAAGGTTGGTGAGACGACTAGGTTTTCCTTAAGGATTAAACAGCTTAGGAAATTATTTGGGGCTAGAGAGGCGCAAAGCTTTATATATGCATGCAACGACAGAAGGGTTATTGAGCAAAAATTAATTCAAAGCTTGTATTTAGATCATCAGTACCATGAAAAATGCAAAAAAGAGATTTTTTTGAAAGGTTTTGATGATTGCGTCAAGCAGCTTAAGTTAATCATTAATAATTTAAATTCTTCAAGCATCGAGCTTTCAACAAATAAGATTGTAAAAAACATTAGAATTTACGAGGACGAGTGGGAGGCGGCAAAACGAATTCATCCAAACTTTAGCGAATTTGCTAGACGAGCAATTCTTGAAAAGATAGAGAGGGATAAGTAATGAATAACGAACAAGACAACACAACAGAAGGCCAAGCAAGCCTATTATGGCTAGGATTAATCGCGCTGGCATTTTGGTTAATTGCATTTTTTATAGGGTGGTTAGTGTCATGAGAACAATTCAAAGCAGAATCCAGCATTGCAAAAACAGAGTTCCGATTGCAGCACCAAAGATCGAGGAAAGCGCGCAACTTCAAAAAGATGTTGATGAATTCCTTAAAAACGGCGGAAAAATCAAAGTTGTAGGCGTGGCAGAGGCTAACTTTATTAACGACATTGAAAAATGTAAGCGAGTCAGACGTAAGATGCCGAAAAGACATATCAATCTAGATGATTATCAAGGAATGCCAGGCGACCATACTCTATCCGCAAAAGACTTAGCAAAAATTCTTAAAGTTAAAAGCGATGGCACGATACACAATTACTTTAAAGCTGGAGTCATCCCTAAACCTTCCATACTAGGCATTAAAAGTAGAACGTGTCACCAGTGGACTTTAAAAGATTTAATTAAACACAATAAGGAGTTATCAAAATGAATAACGGAGATATGACAGCCGCACCAATGGCCAACTTTAATCAGGACGAGGTAATATCTAAAGAGCAAGCCAAAGATATCATTGATGTATTTGGAGGTTTAACCAAAAGAGAGTATTTCGCAGGGCTGGCATTAAACCTTTTTAGAGAAAGAATTGGTGATGTTCATAGCGCACAAATAGCCACTCAATGCGTAGAGATGGCAGACGCACTACTAAAGGAGTTAGAAAAATGAGACAGTCAACTGAATTAAGTAATTTAGTCGCTAAACACCTACAAGGCCAAGTGCCACCTAGCGTAGTTAATGAGTTTAACAAACTAATTGTAAAAATGCGTAAAGATGAATCAACTATTTCGGATGCTGTGGATAAGTTTGAAGCTATCCACAAGCCCCAAGTTGGAGCAGTCAATCTAAACGATGAAATACTTAAAGGGAAGCTATCCTTTGAAATTTAGACTTGAATCGCTTGTAAAGAGCTACAGCAAGCCTAAGAAGCGCGATATAGAGAAAGATGTAGAAGTTATCGATTTAGAAGAGAAAACGCCATCAGAGGCCGATTTCGAGCTTGCTGATGCCATGATTGAGTATTATAGGGAGTAATTATGAAAGATTTGTTGCCAGCGTTGATCCTTGTTTGGCTTGGAGGTTTTTTATTCGGAGGCGTTTTTTTTGGTGGCTTTGAAAAACCCAAGCAGCCAACATGCCAAAGCGAATTCAACCAGAAAGTTAAATCAACCAGTATCGAGCATGGTCAGGATATCCCACACAAGGGAAAGCGGCCTAATCGAATAGTAATTGAATGTGAGGGTAAGTAGATGTTTTTGAATAATCAGCTAGCACCAACAATTTGCCCTTGCTGTAATAAGGCTTTTTATCGAAATGGGTATGAGTGGGTGTGCAGTCAGTGTTTGGATGAGACTAACAGAAATACACCCAGAACTTATGCGGTTGACTTAACATTTAATAAAAAGGATAACAAACAATGAGCCAGCTAAAAGAAATTGTATCTAGCGATATTAAAAAGGCAGTTATAGAGGTCAGCGCTAATAGCCAAGCTTACTCGCCGATGTTTATGTGTATATTTATTATGATTATTGGCGCCATTATTGAGCTTTCAATAAGTGATGCTAGGGTGCTTTTTGGCCTTCTTGTGGGCTTGGTTATCATGCCTCTAGGTTTAATGCTGATAGCCTACATGTTTAGCGTATTAATTAAGCTTATAGGAGCGCCAAAACAATGAGCATAGACAAGCATAAGTGGAGTGATAGCGATGCTGAATTTATTTGGGCTGGCGGTCTTAATAACAGTTTTTGCATAAAGATAAGTAGTGGCGATTTGATTATCAACAAGCAAGACGCCATAGCTATAGCCAAACACTTTAACGTAGACAGGGAGTCTCTAGTGGATGGTATAAAGAAGATTATTGATATTGACGTAAGAAGGTGGACTAAGTATGGAAAGGGATTAAGTAGAGATGAGATTATGATGTGCCTACAAAAACTAATAACTAAGGAGGATATAGAAGAATGACTAAAGAGGAAAAGCTAGAGGCTAGGTTAATCAACCTTGAAACCGCTTTTATAGCCTATTCAACGCTAACAATAAACCTGCTGCCGGAAGATGTTCAGCAGTCTACATATGCCATGATTAAAGAGTTGTTCGATAGCGCGTTAACGCTAGGCAAAGACGAAAACAAGATTGATTTTATTAAGGAGACTAGACAATAACCAAGAATGAGGTATAATTTAATTGCGGTGTGGTAGCCGTTTAAAAAGCAAATTTGATAAAGGGTGTTTAGGAAATGTGTGATCTTTGGTGGGTTTTTCTCTATCGAATTTCGCCCCTCTATCAACAGAGGTCACATATTCTCTAAGCGCCTTTTTTAATGCTCCCATATAAACAGTCTTTTTGGAAGTTTAATCTTCTGTCCCGCAAAGAATTAAATTGAATGCCTATAGCTAAAGGCTTTAAACAGCATTGTCTAGTTTGGCAGATTATGAATCTAACAAATGGATACTGAGCTTGTCATTGATTGTTAGTCCCGAATTAATGGACTCAATGTAATTTATCAATACATTGTTTGAAATAGGTTAGCCGATACTTGGTTGATCTGATGTAGTACCCACCAATAGAAATATTGGCAGCTTGATAGGCTTTAATGGGGAAGTAGCTATAACTGACTTTAAAATTCACAAATAACTAGGGGTATATCTCTATGAACAAGAAAGAAAAGCTAAACTTAATTAAAGAGCTTGCTTACAAAAAGGATTATGAGATTCTGGCAGGTACTCACGAATTTCCATCGCATATAAGAATCAATGATATTTGTGATATTTGGAGTAATGGCACTCTTAAAATTCATGGGAAGCATGGATTCATTAAAGGTGATAAGGGTCTTAATAGGTTCGCCCAACTAATGGGTGATGAAAAGACGCCTGATTCAATAAAAAAGAGCATGAGAGCTGAAATAGACAGTTTAAAGCAGATAGTAGAAAAGCAAGAGGCGGCGATCAGTAATTTATTTAACCGACTTGAAGAGGTTGAGTTTCTAGTAAACGCGCCAGCATCGGCAAAATCGGTCTAATGACCCCTATTAACTAAAGGAAAACAATATGACATACAAAAACAAAGTGACAGCTCAAATTTTAGGCGGCGAGTCTATTGATGGCGATATTAGAAGGTTTAACTTGAATGATTTGCTGTCAATAGCAAAAGAGGCCGATGCTGAAATAGAAATTTTAAACATTCAGATTGATGAGTTATTAAAACTATGCCAGCACCCGTACAGCGGCTCAGTCGGGTGGGGTTGTCTTGAGTGTAATTTTGACCAGAAGCATAAAATACATCAAGTTAACTAAATAGGAGATAAGAGAATGATAACAAAAGAAGAAGCTCTTAAGCGCACAGCTGTAATAGATCATATTGATGGCGAGTTGATTAACATGCTTAGGGATAATTACAACAGAAAGGCTAACATCTTACAAACTTACTATGGCTTTGAGATGCGTAAAATAGACCCAGAAAACGAACTAAGATATAGATCTTACAAGGATTATATATTCATAAAAGACGAGAATGTTTTTGCCGAAATCGATGAGGCATTCGAGTATGCAAGATCAAATCTCAGCAAAGGAGAGTAATAACAATGAGTGATGAATATGAAAATCTAGTTGCCGAATGCAAAGAAGAAATTATAGTTTTCGAGAGGCCGCAAGCAAGAAATTCAATAGCCTTAATTGATGCTGTGGAGCAACTACAAAAAGAGAATGCCGATCTACGCAAAGAGCTTGTTGCTGCTGTAGAACTAATGGAGGGTTTTAATAAGGATGTGGCAGAATTTTCAAACACGGAGGAATAGCTATGATAGACCTATCCACTTTTACTAAGCGCTCAGAATTCATAGAGGCATGGAATAAGCGTGAAGAGGAGCATAAAAAAGTTGTCGAATTTCAAGATAATGAGATTCACTACCTTAACGAGCGCCTACAGGAATACGAAGGCATTCAAACCAAGGAATCAATCGACATTGAGGTCGAGGAATTTCTCACTGAGTACGGCATTAAAAGAAACAGAAAGCAAGTCACAACTATATGGAAGCGGCTAAGCAAAAAGAAAAAGGCTCAAATCAAGAAAGCCTTACCTCTTTACAAGAAAGAATTCCCTGATAAAAAATTCCGAGTAACGCCAGATAAATACCTTAGGCATGAGAAGTACAACGACGAATACGAAAGTTTCAAAGAGTGCGATCGCCCAAAGATTGGAGCTAGAGCGATAAACCCAATGAAAGCGCGGGAAAAGGAGCTTAATAAGCTAAGAGAGGAATTTAAAAAGGTTAACATTAAAGAGAGGTTAGGATTATGAGCGACTTAACGACTTATCAACAAGATTTTAAATTAGATTCACTAACTACTGATGAAGCTTTAGAAAAATTGGAAAGTTACGGAAGCCCGAGGTTAGGGAAATATGATGGATGGCATTGCGCTATTGATGTTTTTGTTACTGGTAAAGGTGTGAGTTTTGAAGTTAAAACAGATTTCAAGCAATCATCACCTAATTTAGCCGCTAGGGAGTGCTTAAGGTTACTGTTCTCAGCGCTTAAAGATATCAAAGAAACCAAATAGAATTAGGAGGTAAAGAGTGATGAGTAACAATAACTGGATAGATGTAAAAACAAGATTGCCTGAAAATAATCAGAAAGTTACAACTAAAGACAGTCTTGGCAGAGAGTTTAATTGCACATTTTACTGCCACAAAAACAGAGGCAATAGGCCGCATTTCAAAGTTAACGGTTATGTTTGGGAGCATGACAACGTAATAAGTTGGAAACCACCAAAGCAAAAGGATAGTGAATGAACTGGAAGCGCAAAAACAAATACTACACTGATAGCGGCCCATATAGAATATGCTGGACAGATGCTAGGCCCACGTTATTTATGTGCAGTTATAAGAAAGAGTTCATCGGCAAGTCGAACAATGCCGAGGAAGCCAAGCGAATTTGTGAAAACCACTCTATTTGATAGAAGGGTTAGATATGTTAATAGGAGTGAATTGTGATAAGAAGCGTTGAGTACAATCAAGTTGACATATTAAAGTCGATAATGGTTTTGTGTGGTTTAGATCGGTTTGATTTAGATTGCACGTACGGCAATGGCTCTTTTTATAAAGAAATTCCACAGCCTACGCATAAAACCGATATAAGCCCTCAAGTTGACGGCGTTACAGAGTCATGCAGCACTGCGCTGCCATTTGGTGGCGAGTCATTGAAAAGTGTTGTTTTTGACCCGCCATTTTTAACCTATGTGCGCGCAGCCAGAGAAGGGAATGGAAATATGGTTATGGCAAAAAGGTTTGGTGGCTATTGGCGATATGAAGAGCTAGAAGAGCATTACAAAGGGACTATTAAAGAGGTGGGTAGAATTCTAAAAAGAAAGGGCTTGTTAATATTTAAGTGTCAAGACATCATCCACAATCATAAGATGCATTGTACTCATGTTAATGTTATCAGCTGGGCTAGCGAGTTATTTAGACTGAAAGATTTATTTATACTTCCAGCCAAATCAAGAATGGCAATACCCCAGCAAAAAGGCACAAAAAAGAAAGTTCAAAAGCATGCGCGGATATTTCATAGTTATTTTTTAGTATTTGAAAAGCTTTAACTCACTCACCTAAAGCTATAAGCTCAGAGGGTTTTAGTCCGAAATAATCAGCATATTGCTGGATAGTTACAGGGGTTAAAGTTCTTGCGTTGTTAAAGTGCCTGTTAAGGACAACATGACTTACGCCTAGATCGTGCGACATTTCTCGTTGCGTCTTGCCGTGTCTTGTTAAAGCTATTTTTAATGATTTTCCTATATTCATAATTAATTAACCTTTAGAGTTGATTTGTTGCAATAATGCGATTATACTAGATTCATTAGATAAAGTTAAGGAATAAATCAAATGAGTCAATTAACAGAATTCGAAAAACACATCAATACACAATACAGCGGTGTAGATTTAAGTATATTCGACCGCGTTCACTGGCAGTGTCAGTTGGTAGTCATGGAAACCAACCACTCAAAAGAGTTCGAGCTGTTTATCGATGAAGTTGCAAGTAAGCAGGATGAGAGTTTTTTATCCGATTACTTTAAATCAAGAGTTAGGCTTAAGCGTGTTTTTGATAACAGGTCTGATAGTGCGTTAATTGCAGCCTACAAAGAGCTAGTAAAAGAAACTTTGGATAATATCATGGATAAAGCGCTCGAACCTCCAAGAGATTACAAGTTCTATCCAGATAACAGCGATAAGCGTGACGGCTCTTACGAAGCTAAGCAAGCAAGGGAGATGGCGTTATGAGAGAGATTAAGTTTAATTTTATCTATGGCGTGGATGGCGAGGTTAGGACTTATCATAATAAAACTTTTTCCTTTGCAGAGATAGAAGGCGGCGACCACTTTGATTATGTTTGTGATTGCCCAATACTTAAAAATCATTCAATACTCGCAAAACGTCAATTTACAGGCCTAAAAGATAAGAACGACGTTGAGATTTATGAGGGGGATATTATCGACTATGGGTTTAATCGGCTTGCTGTAATTGTTTTTTGGGAAGGTAGGTTTACTTTTAAAGGGTTAAACTTTTCAAATGGCAATCCTTCGGCGATTGTTGATTTTTTTCGATATCAAGTAATCGGCAATATCCACGAAAACCCAGAATTGCTAGAGGCGAAACAATGAAACTAACAACCAAAGAAAAAATATACAAGACTTTAGGTATTCTAGTTATTCTTATGGTGGGCGCATCAGCCCCAGGCATTGTAGATAATATTTTATTAGGGTGGGGATTATGAAAACAGAAACTCAAGAAATGGAGAGTAATTTAGCTCTCGCTTGGTTTGATGGTGTCTATACTCAAGATCAAGCGCAAATATCAACTGAACTGCAAAGCCTAAGCTTTGAAAATGTAGTCAATGAATACTCAAGGCTTTATCACGAAACGGAGTGCTTAAGTAATGGACTTAACTAAATTATCCGAGCCTCTAAAGGTTGATCAAATTGAGTTTAGAGTTCAATCCATCAATAACGGCGGTTATGCAACTATTCTAGCCTATAAAGACGCTAGGTGCGACATGCAGAGACTGGATGATGTTTGTGGACCACTTAATTGGAAGCGCGAACACAGCAGAGATAACCAAAATTGCATAGTTTCTATTTTTGACGCAACAACAAATAGATGGGTTGGCAAAGAGGATACCGGAACAGCTAGCAATGCCGAACCTGGCAAGGGGTTGGCCAGCGACTCATTCAAAAGGGCTTGCTTTAACTGGGGTATAGGTAGAGAGCTTTACGATTACCCTGTGATTAAGGTTAAGTTAAACGGAGATGGAAGCCCTTTACAGCAAGGGGACTACGTGTCCGAATGGGTGAAGCAGGGTAAAAACGGAAAACCTCAACAAACTTGGAATCTAAAGCTTAAAGAATGGCTTTGGTATTCTGAATTCACAGAGGGCAAGGTGAGATTTTTGGCAGCAAGAGACTCAAAATCAACTAGGTTTCAATGGGGAAAAATGAGAAAATAATGACCGCATTATATGAATTAACTGATCAATACAACAAGGCGCTAACCGAGCTACTAGATATTGAAGGGTTAGACGATGAATCATTCAATGATACTATGGAAGCTTTAGAGCTTGAGCTTGAAGATAAGCTTTTTAACACCGCCGCGTACATGCAGAATATTGAAGCTGACGCAAAAGCATTAAAAGAGGCAGAGGATAGAATTAAAGCAAGGCGAATCATTATTGAAAATAAAGCCAAACGGCTAAAAGAGTACGTAAGATTTAATCTCGAATTGTCTGGAATCCCAAAAATTGAACGTGCAGAGTTTAAGTTGTCACTAAGAAAAGGTGTCAAATCTGTAAATGTGAAAGAGGAGTCGTTAGTCCCTGAGAAATACATTGTCACGAAAACAATAAAATCAGTAGACAAAAAGCTAGCAGCAAAAGCCCTAAGATCTGGCGAAGTTATCAAAGGGCTAGAGCTTAAGCGCGGCAAGTCATCGCTATCAATTAAATAAATTAACCATTAACCACAAAAGGGTAATTAAATGAAAGGCGTAAATAAAGCAATTATAGTTGGAACTTTAGGTAAAGACCCAGAGGTTCGCTACACCCCAGCAGGTGCAGCAATAACAACTATCAGCGTTGCAACAAGTGAAAGCTGGAAGGATAAAAACTCTGGCGACAAGCAAG